AACAGACTCAACTGCTTCTACTCTTATGGATATATCATTTGTTGGTGCTGGATATGCAGATATTCCTGCAGCCCTTAACATCATAAATGGAGTATGCTCTGAAACTTGTGCCATTTGGTTTCCTGCTGGATCACCAATAAACTTAAATGTTAACTTATCCCATTGGTTCTTTGATATTTCTCTTTTTAATATCTCAGCAAATCTGATAGCCCCCATGTCTTTACCAATTATTTCATGAAAAACAATCCATCGACCAGTATGTAATTGCTGACAAAAGACAGCCGAAGGGGAGCGACCAAAGTCAATGCCAACAATTACATCATTTTGATCATTAGGTGATAAAGGATCTTTTGATACATGTGTATCTCTTCTGAATGTAGGATATACTGGCTTACCATCCATCAATGCTTGATATTCATTTAACACATATACCTTAACCCAAGATGGTGCTTTACCTAATATAATTTTATCATAATAAGATTCTTGCAAGTTCTCTCTATTTTCTGATTTCATATTAGGTTGGTAGCCTGCAAGATTACCATGATCATCTTTCTTTTCTTTCATCGCCCCAGGCTGAGAAAAGAAATTCCAATCATCAGGCTTGATCATTAATAACCTTTCTTCAGAAGTCATATACTCAGGTATAGCAACTTCCCCAGCTACAATGCCCCACCAGTGATCTTCACTTGGAGCATTTGTATCCATAATAACACCATACCAAGTTGGACCACCTTCACGCATTGAAGGAAAACGACCAACACGCATAGTACATGCATCAACAATATTTTTATTTATTTCCCTAGCTTCATTTATCCAAACACCACTTAACTCTAAAGATAATAACTTTTTTACATCTTCAGTCTTATCTAAAGCCAAGAAGATAACTTCTAGTTCAACTGTTGTTTTATCTCCAAGTGCAAAACATATATTATGTGTATATGGAGGCGACCAGACAAACCGACCTAGATCATCGTCAAACCAATCTCTCCACGTTTTAATCGTAGTTGTTTTTAATTGTGGATTGGTATTTCTTATAACTGCCCATCTGCTTTTTCTTATACCTTGTTGATTTGGCTTTTGATTAACAGACTTTCGCATAATCTCCATACAACAAGTAACGGATTTACCACTGCCAACTGGACCCCTGATACCACGAACAAAAGAACCATCTTTCATAAAAGCTTTGGCAACACTCCCAGGAGGTTTATAATCTAATTTCATATTAGATTTCTTCTTGCAGCTCCACCACCAGCTCCAGATATTAATGCACGCCTAGATGCAGTGCTTAATGTTGGTGCAGATGTACTATTTGTAGTGTTAACAACAGATGTCTGAGTTCTAGAAGGAGTCATGTTGTTATTCTCACTACCTTCATTTGAGTCTTGACTTTGTTCAACTGAATATTGATTAGTACCCATATTAAATTCTGCACCACTTGTTCTGCCTATAGGACTAAATCCTACATTACCAGAATATCGTCCATTATTAACAACACCTTGGACACTTCCATCTTTAGAACTGGTTACGGCATAACCACCATCTCTGAGTCCAGAAGCAATGTTACTATAATTAATACTTTGTAATGTGCTTAATGCTACACCTGTTGTCCCAGGAATATTTACTTTTGAATCTTTTGCTTTTTGGTCAAAGTCCATAGCAATACTTGCATTGTCTCTTACAGTATTTGCTTCTTTGGCAGTTATAGCTACATCAATTCCTTTTTTAGCAGCATCTCTTTGCTTTTGATAATTTTGAAATGATGTCTTTCTGCTTTTAGCTCTAGCATCTCTACTATCTTTACCAGTATTAGAACTAGAACTTTTTACTGACCTACCACCACTCACTCTACCAAAGTCTGAATCCGATGGACCTGAATCTTCGCTACCCATATTTAACTCCTTGTGTTTTTGGCTTTATTTATATAAAATTTTTTTTAAAGTTTTGTCTTTTCACATTGTGTCGTGTGTGTGGTTTACCCGTTATAGTAACAGCTCTCATATTTTAGGACGGCTTTCTCTACGGCACATACCTGTGTGGGGCCCCTCAATCAACGTTGAAGTTAATGTTTACTGCAGTGTTCACTGACTTAGGTGCATCAACCCTGAGTCCAGCTCTGTCCATTAAATCTCTAGATGCTTCTAGTCTAACATGCGATGACTTGCTAGTTAACAGATCTCTCATAGTTGCTAGTGCTTGTGTTGCGTCCCAACCTAAACAACTCATTGCTAATTGTTGTCTATACTCTACAACATGAGGCTTGTTAAGGGTTATGTATGCCCATGCCTTGTTCCTACCCAGTCTCTTTGCCCCTTCTGTGGGGTTGCAACCATCATGCAACATTGCGTGTACTAACTCAGCTTGTGCTTCTGTTACTTTACTATGTGTTGGAAGTAATGTTTGACTGTTCGTTTCTATGTCATTCATCGGAACAATCGAACCCTTATATCGTTCTTGTTGTGTAGTATTTGCTTTCATTGTAAGTCTCTTACTGTTTCTCTACGAGATGATAACCATAGGTGCTATTATGCTGTCTATTCACATTCCTAACTCCTTGTTATGACTAATGATTATGAGATGGCATCGAGCCATACATAATCATGATAACAACTAATAGAACTTATGTTATCAATTTTACTCCAGTCCGTTTTTGTAAATACTTAGAACCAGATTACATTCCACTCATCTCACTTCGTAAGATTCCTTACATTGCATCTTGTTCTTGTCATAGCCTTGTGGATATGATCGTATTTCCAAAAGCCGTTGCTTCAAAAAATCAACCCTTTATAAAAGGGTAGCCCAAACATAAGGAGTGCCTATCGGCACAACTACTACTACGAATTTGTATCATAACCTCCAGTTGGGCCTATCTCCCGAGGACTAATAAAGCCCCCTCCAACAAGTTGGAGTACTACGTCTTCATTCCAAGAAAATAGCTCACAAGTGTTCGACAAAGACGATTTTCTTTCCATTACGGGGCATTGACTAAACCTTTCCGATAAGCCGAAGAATACGTATTCTACAATTTCGTAGGAGTATTTAACTTTTATACTGAAAGGAACATTACAATGTATAAACAATTAGACTTATTCAAGAAAAGCCAACCAACTGATCTATCTATATTGGAGGATATGGTATCTATACAATACTACGAGGACATAGCATCTCATGGAGTTAGTGACATGCGTATGCCATTCAGAGAAGATACACAACCATCTAAACAAATAGATTGGGACATACAGCAAGCACATGAAGCTGGTGACACACAACGTGTGCAAGAATTGCTCACAATCAAACGTGACATGAACTAAGTAAAGCCAAATCAATGGGGGTATAATTTATATATCCCCATACTAACTGTCATAGAAAGGAACATAACATGACACAGTATATTTCAATATCAAAAGATAAATCTGACCAAATGCGTAAGAGGTTAAATATGCCCCATCTTACGCAAGCAAACATTGCACTTGCAGAATGGCAGTATGAGAATCGTACACCAGATCAGCACAAGGCTAAGAAAGAGCTAGATGCTATGACTACAGAGCAACTAGATAATATTGCAAAGGCTTTCAGACCTAAGTCTAAATACAATGAGGAGTGGCATCAAGAGTTTACACGTCGTGCCTTAGCATTTGCTGAGATGTTTGAAGATGGAGATGAGGTTATACTCAAAGCCAAGCTTCAAGATCAGTTACCTAGAATGTTTGAGAAAATGCGTGATTCAGTTCAGGATCAAGCAGAACGTATGCTTCGTGAAAGACAAGTTCTTGTACGTCAGGACGTTGGCATTGAGATTACTGGCAACAAGCTAGAAGATCATGACAAGAAGATTGATCAGATGCGTCAGCAATATGCTTCACTCAATGATGCTTTTCATTGCTTACTCACTCACTTCAGACCAATGATCAAAGGTCAGACTGGTATAGACTTTGGTAAATACACTAAGTTATCAGAGTTTGCAAAGGTCAAACGTATGAAAACACGTAATGAGAAAGCTACCCTTGATACACTCATCAACAGTAGAGAAACTTACAATGATGTGATGACAGATCCTGAAACTGGCAAGCCTATCAAACGTGGTTATATTCACACACAAGACCTAATGCTTGATATAAGTAACCAAGACGGCATCATAGAAATGCCTGAGCATTTAGAATAACAACATAACAGATTGCAAGGTCAATAACGTAATTGGTTAAACCTCCCTTGCAATCACTTTCATAAGGAACATAACATGAAACACTTTTTATATACTTTACTTATATTGGCTTTCTTTCCATTTGCCTTCTGTGGTCTATTGTTTGTAACACTATTGTCAGGTGTTGGTGGTGTAATGCACATAATAAGATATGATCTTATTCCACTATATCGCAAACTATATTCACGTCAGCAAAAGGATTCTACGAGGGATCGACCCTCTCAAATCCTCTTAAACGTTCCCTTTAAGAAATCCCAATAACCTATATAAAGATCTATTCTAATCCTGGGACATTTATTCCTATCCCCAGACCTCTTTATTACGCCTCAGAAAGGTTTAATCATGTCAAAAGGTATAAAAGGTAGAGGCAAGATTCATAGTGCCTCAAGGGGATGGGAAAAATCCCTAAAGAAAGTGGCTAAGGCAAAGGTTCGTCAAAAAGCCAAAGTGATAATTAGAAAACAAGGAGGATAAAATGTCTTTAAAAATTACATCACAACAAGTTAACAAACTTCCAAATATGGACACATTACTTGAACTAGATTTATTACATTACAACTTTGATTTGGCTTACGAAGCTGACAACCAAGAAGAAATGGTAAGCCTCAGCAAGCAAATCAAAGCCTTTGAAAACAGATGGAGTTTATTATGTTCTTCTACCTCATTGCAGGCATAGCATCAGCTATAGCAATTTTATTTATGTTAGCTAAACTCAATATCAAAAAGGTTTTATGCTTTGATATACTTGTAGATATTGGTGCCTCAGTCGCACTAATCATTATGTTTGCTGGTACATTTGCTGGCATGATGGCTGCAATACTAGGTGGTGCAATCATCTCCATAGTATTATTTATTCTCAAGAAAACAATAGGCTACGAAAAGCCAAAGAGAGAAGGATTTAAGGTTAGATGGGTAAATGTTCCACCCAGATAATCTTAATTGATGTGCAATCTGGTCGACAAGATGGTATGTGCAACAGAGAGGTGATGCCCCTAATCCTCTCAAACTTATAAGAATTGATTCTGTGGTAATCTCAGTTAAGCATTTCTCATTGCGAAGAATGTAAGTCAGATACAGTAGACCATGCCTCAGATTCAGTAATGTGAATAGCCTTTGGTTTTAAAAAAGCCAAGGGTTATTTGCGTTGGGAAAAGCTAAATCCCATTTCATTAATCATCTATAACGTAAAGGAGAAACAGATGAACTTAGCACAAATCATGGTATCAGGTAACATAGGACAACAACCTGAGATTAAGACAGTCGGTGACACTAAAGTTGCTAACTTTTCCGTTGCAGTCAACGAGTCTTACACAACTAAATCAGGTGAGAAAAAAGAAACAACTCACTGGTACAGATGTGAAGCTTGGGATGGCAAGAACGGCAAGGGTTTAGTTACCAATGTTATTGAGCCATACGCAAAGCAAGGCACAACTGTATTCGTACAGGGCATGCCTATTAATGAAACGTATGAAAAGGATGGTGTAAAAATGTCTGCATTCAAGATTAAGCTTGCAGGTGTTTCTTCAACATTCAGGCTTCTCAACTCTAAGGCAGAGACTGGTGGCGATGTAAAAGCATCTCCAAAAGTAAATGTCAAAGATGACGATGAGATTCCGTTCTAATCTAATTGCCGTTAGACGGAAAGGGAGTAGGTAGTCTCGGCATAAGATTATCTACTTCCATTAACTAGGGAGGGAGGACACCATCTGCGTTAGAAATCCCTCCCACTTTTTTATAGGTATAATATGACAAACAGCAAAATATCGCCTCAACATTATTCAAAATACAAAATAGAACCCATAGACTTTATACAAGCTAATAAACTGGACTTTGCCCAGGGTAATGTAATTAAGTATGTACTACGTTACAAAGACAAGAATGGTATAGAGGACTTGCAAAAAGCCAAACAAAACATAGATTTTTTAATTAAATATTTGGAGAAAGCCAATGCAAAAGAACCTTATTAAAAAATATGAAGAAGCAACCAAACTCAATGATAGAGGTACAACAATGAGAATTATATCAGAAGAAGAAATGATTGCCGTAGTCAAAGCTCATGAGGCAAAAGCCAAGCAAGACTTAGAAGATGGCATAGCCAATCTACACGAAGAAGAAGCATTAAAACGCCACAAGGAGGAAAACAATGCAACTAATGACTAAAGAGATAAAGGCAAAACTATTACGCAACGGAGATGTTACTAACAGAGGCAATGACCACAAACCAGTAGTTAAATTCTTTGGTGGTGGTGCTTGCACATGGCTTATCACAGAGATGGATTCAGCCGATGACGACACAATGTATGGCTTGTGTGACTTAGGTATGGGTTATCCAGAACTAGGTTATGTAAGCTTATCAGAACTGCAGTCACTAAAATTCCCACCATTTAATTTAGGTGTTGAAAGAGATCTGCATTTTAAAGCTGATAAGACCATAGGTGAGTATTATAATTTATCATTAGAACAACATAGGATAATCGCATAATGTGGGATAAAATCAAAACAATCAAGCCTCTAACAAAAAAAGCCAACTGGTTAGGTTGGTTTGTTACTGTACATTTAATATCATCAGCAATCGTACTAATATTGCTAATGGGTGTCGGTATCAATCCAACTCTAGTTGTCTCAGTTGTTGCAGCTCCTTTGTGGCTTGCAGTGGCTTTCACTTCAAAATACATAACCGATAAAATAATGGAGAAATAAATGCGTATAAAATTTGGTTCAGATAATTATATAATTACTGGTGATAATAAAAAACTTATTGAGTTTGCAAGTGTAATTCTTAATAATGATATGAAGATTCATAAAGTTGTGAGTCGTAATATTTATTTATCAGATACTATAGCATTAAATATGGATGCTAAAGATATAAAGCAAGTTAAAGATTATTGCGAAGCTAATAAAATAGATGACTTTCAAAGTTATGAAATAACTGAAAAAGCAACTATATCTTTGTCTAATGATCCTTTAAATGAAATAACTCCTGCTCAAAAAGGTTTGCAGGATTTAATTACTAAATTATCCAAGCCTAAAATAAAGGCTTAACTAATGGTGGAGAGGGTGGAACATTACTAACTCCCTCTCCATTTTAACTAAAACAATAGGAGAGTACATTGTTAATACAACTAAATCAATTAAAACATAATCCAACCAATGTCAGAGTTGTAAAAGCTGACAACTTAGACAAGCTTATCGCCTCAATCAAATCAAGAGATTTGTTGCATAATCTTGTTGTGCAAAAGAACGGCACTGGCTTTAATGTCATTGACGGCAACCGACGTTTAGAAGCTTTGTATGCTATACATGGCAAATCATCTAATGTTGAAATAGAATGTAAAGTTATTGACGACAATGCAACAGAAGTTGGTGCTATGGCAAACATGCTACGTGAAGGTATGCACCCGTTAGACGAAGCAGAAGCTATCAATCAAGTCGTATCTGACGGTTTAATGGATTACAACACTCTTGCTGCAAACTGGGGTCAAACCAATAAGTGGGTATTACAACGTGTTGCCCTTGCTGATCTGTCTGCCAAAGTCAAAGATGCTTTCAGAAACAAGGAATTTGGTCTAGGCATTGCACAATTATTTACTAATGTAGACCAGGAAACACAAGACAAGATATTTGCAGATTGCAATGGTCGTTATGACTATGACAATATCAAGTATTCTATTGGTAATGTAAAAATATCTAAGTCACGTGTTATCATCGATCCTAAACACAAGCTCTACAAGAATATAGAGTTTGCTGGTGACTTGTTTGACGATGGTCAGTATGTTGCTAACATGGATAAGTTCCTTGCTTTACAACAAGAGTATGTCGATGAAAAAGCCAAATATTACAATAAAAAATTCAAAGATTGTACTGTTATTGACTGCCACCCATCGGAGGTCAAAGGCTTAATTAAAAACCTTGTTCAAGTATATAAATATGACAT